CGGCCAGGTCGGCGTCCATACCAAAGTGCGGCTGGATCGCGCCGCACGCGCCCGTCAAAAGGAACATCATGCTTTTTTTCGCAACGCCTCGAAACGATGCCGCGCTGTTTAGCTGCCCGCTACTACAAGCAGCAATAGTGCCGCTAATGTAATCAACCACGCTCAGGACCACGAGCGTATGCACCGTGGGCGGCAAAGCAGCCCAGAACGCCGTCAGAACGGCGACCGGCCAAAACGTTTTAACCGCCGTAACGGAAGCCGGTGCTTCGATCATGGCTCTATTGTCCTGCATGATCTCGCATCCGCACAACGGCGAGTTGAACGGCCAAGTCGATGACACGACCAGCCGCGCTGGGTACGCGCGCTTTCAGCGCGGAAGATGCGATCTGGAGCAATGCCCGGCCACGCTCGGACGGCTCAAGGGCCAGCCATTGCTTCGCAATCGGCACGCCCAGCTCTTGCGCCGCGCGCAGTATCTCGTCGTCAGTCCGTGTCGGCGTCAATGTCGCGACAAGCCGCACAATCGGCAGCGCCTGCTCGGCCAGCGATACGGCGTCGCGCATTTGACGACCGCCAAACCATGCACCAATTCTCATTAACCAGCTCATCGAATTGCTCCAAATATGGCCCCGCCAGCGATCGGCGCGACCAGCTTTAATATTCGCATACGCATCGAATCCGGCCTCGTCAGCCGGGCCACATTCGCCGTCGTCACATCCACCGACTGCACAATCGACGGCACCGCCGCATTGATAGACCGCGCCGCTTTAGACGCCTCGCCCGCGGTCACCCGCGACGCCCCCAGCAGCGCCGTCGTTTGCGCCTGCCAGCACGCGCCGTTGCCCCTGCAATCGGTCCACGGGTCCAGTCGTGCGCCGATCATGCGCGGCACAATCCGGTACTCGTCGAGCGCTGCCGTGGCCGCTTCCGTCGTCGGGCGCACCGTCGCCAGCACCGCCGCTCCCTGCCGGTCGATGGCGTCGCGGAGGTCCATCCTTGCGCCGGCCAATTGCGTCTCGGTCGCCACGCGCCATGCCGCGCTCTCGGCCACTGCCGCCGCACGGGCCCTGCCGCTTTCCAACGCCACCAGCCGCCGCCAAAGTGCGCTCTGGTCGGCCAGTTCGCCACGCGTCAACTCAGCCTCACGGGCCAGCGCCGCGTCAACCACATCCGGCACTTCGTCGATAATCCGCCGCGCGTCGCGCACGGCAAGCACCGCCTCAGCAGCCAGCCAAGCCAACGTGCCCAGCAGTACAATGACGACCGCTTCACGCACTACTTCGGCAGTTCGTCCCATCTGCCGCTCCATTTCACGTCTTTGCCGCTCCGGTCATACGCCCACACGACCCGCCCGCCGCTTGGCACGCCGGGCCGGATGTCGAGGTGAACGTACCCCTGATGGATCGCCACGCCAACGCCCGCGAACTCAGGGAAGTTAACCAGCGCCTGCCAAATCGTCAACGGCGCAGGCCCCGCCACATCCGCCGCCAACCCCTTCGTATGCCACCCCGGCGCGGCCTTCATCGCCTCGACTGGATGCTGGGCGCACCGGTAGCCGCTAGTGATCGTCACCGGCACGTTCAGCTTGTCGCGCAAGCCTTGCAGCGCCTCCACCAGCCGCAACTGTACGCCGAGCTGCCCGCAATGGCGGCAGGCAAACTCGGCGTCGGAAAAGTCGCGCGTCAGTTGATTAGGCATTCTACTCCGGCTCCGGCTCCGGCTCCGGCTCCGGTTCCGGCTCCGGTTCCGGTTCGGGTTCGGGTTCGGGTTCGGGTTCGGGTTCGGGTTCCGGTTCGGGTTCGGGTTCGGGAGGCGGTTGCGGAGGCGGCACGACCGGTAGCGCCGAAAGCTGAGCCAACGTAATAGGCTGCCCGCCAAGACTCAACGAAGGCATGAGCGGCGCAATCCGCACCGCCTCGACTGCGCGCTTCAAGCCGTTCAATTCGGCCTCCATCGCGGCAATCCTTGCCAATTGCTCCGGCGAGTGGTGCGCGCGCGGCAAAATGACGCCCTTCAAGACGTTTTCAAGTAGCTGGTGCAAAATGTATACCTCCAGATTCGGCATACCAAGGCTCACAGCGTAATCGTCGGCCACTGTCACCGCGCGGTCCGGGATCGTCACTTCAATAGCGGGTAGCTCATCCCGCTGCAAAATAAATTTCATAAAGCACCTCGATTGCTATCCTATCTTCCGCGCCGCATAAATCCGCTGCTCGGCTCCAACCTCAATGATTCTCGCGTCATACGCCACAGTAGTAATGCGCATCTCGCCCGGCACGTCAAAGCGCCGCCCCGCCGTGCCGGAAAACGACACAATCGGCAACGACGACGCTATGACAACTGACCAGCCATCCATACTGGCTGCAGATTGCTGCTCGGTCGCGCGCGCCACGCTCCCGACAAACGTTCCGGCTGCCGCCAAAAGCCTCTTCGCCGACGCACTCCGCGCCGCGCCGCTAAACGCACCGCCCGCCGCCTCCAGACTCTTGCCCACCACTTCGCCTGTCACCGCCGACCATACGCCCATGGCAGCTACGGCAGACTTACCCGTCACGGCTCGCCCAGTAGCCGACCAGGTGGCCGTGCTTGCCGCAACCGGCCTGCCAACATCCCTACTCGTAGCCCCAGCCCATGCGCCCATAGCGGGCGCCGCAAAATCGACGACGTACACCGCGCCGCCAAATGTAACGGTGGCGGACCACGAGCCCATTTGGCCTGCGAGTTGCTTGCCGACCACCTCCCGCGTCGCCCCAGCCCACGACCCCATCGACGCACTAAACGACTGCGCAATGAGGCCAGTTGCCGCAGGCTGGAATAGCAGCAGGAGGCTCATATACTACACCGGCGGAACGAGCAGTTCAAAGCACTCCTGACCGCTCGCCGTGACCTGCACCACAAAGCTAACCCGCGTAGGGTCATCCGTGAATATGGTCGTAGCCATGCGCGCCCCAACTGCCGCCGTACCCTGCGGGAAGCGCAAATAGAACGCTGGCAGTAGCACCCGGTTCTTCATGTCGAACCGAAAGTGCCGCTGTGTACCCGACTGATTGATGACCGCGTACCGGCCCTCATTCGTCCACGGATCCAGCGCAATGCAACTACCGGCAGCAAAAGTCGCACCAGCGTTGCCGACGGCAATCGTTGACGTCCAAGCCCCCGTCGCCGCGCCCGCAATGTCAAACAGATCCACCGTTGCTGCGCCGCCGCCGCGAAAAACGAAGACGTGCGAGTTGCGGCTGTTTTTTTCGGTGTCCGGGGTGATCGAAAACGCATGGGCTGCCACGCTTCCCGCCGCATGGGCTGCCGGTCGCGCCGCAAAGGTGGTCGTGTCCCAAGTGTTTGCGCCGATCTGGTAGGTATACGTTGAGGTCTGCGCCGACGTCCAGAGCAAAATCCGGTCGCCGTTGTTCTCGATCACAAACCGGGCCGATGCCGATGGCGTCACTGTCCAGGTTGGCACAGTGTATACCGCCGAGGGCCCGGCTGTGTGACTGGTAATGTTGCGCCGCTGGCCCACGCTGGTGGGCGTGGTCGTGTCCTCGACGATGCGGATCTGGAAGTTTCGGAACTCGTTGGCTACCACCGCAAAGTCCAGCGTTCCAACCGCGCCAGTGATCGACGTTGCAGCCGAGCCGGTCGCCGTAATAACGCCGAAGTAGCCAGTGCCCGGCGTCCGGTTGTGCGGCACATGGCCCTCATCTAGCCCGATGAAACTACTGTCCGTTCCTACCGACGCGGGCAAATTCGTGTTCGACAGATTGCCGCTGTAGCTGTTCGTCGCAAGGTCGTAATGCTTGAAGGCTCCCGCCGCCAACGTGCCAGCCGACAGCAGAAACAGCCGCCCGCTGAGGATCTCGTACCCATCGCCACTCGCCGGCGTAAACGTGAGAGCGGAATCAAGTACCAGTGTTGGTGTGGTGCCCGCCGTGTTGGCAACAATATACCGTTCCTCGACTTTGCCTGAGCCACCAGCAGTGTTGCCAATGATGCGAATCTTGAACCCGCGCTCGTCGCCCCGGTTGGCTAACTGGTTGACGCCGACCGCCGCCGGGAGCGCAGTGGTCAGGGTTAAGCGAGTAGTCGTCGCGCCCGCCGCAATCGTCCCACGCGGGCCGAGCGACGGCATCATAACGCAGCCAGCGCCCGCGCCAAACGTGCCAGCCATAGCCGGAGAGCCGAGCGACGCCCAGTCGTCCGAGTACGGGTTGTAAGTATCTAACGCTGTGTTGGTTCGAAAAAAATACAACAGCGGGTGCTGATCCGTGTTGTTTCGCAAGTCCTGAGCCATCGACCGACCGGCGGCGTGTGCAGCAATCGCCGGCGAAATTGGCCGCCATTCCGGCTTGTCAATAATCCCTTTGAAGTTGAGCGTCGTAGGCACTATGTGATCCTCCCCCGCACGTTCTCGGCCCAGTTAGTGCGCATTAGCTGGTCGATGTGCACGTCTTTGATAGCAAAGCCGCCCAGGTTATTCAGCGACGTGACAGTTGAGCAGGTCGACACCGTCGTCACCGTCGACACCGTCGTCACAGACGTCAGGGTGCCGGTCTGCACTTCAACCCTCGCAGCGCCCGTCAGCGGATTCGTCCACATTGGCCGCACGATGGCGTTGACCGCGTTACGCAAACTGGCCTGGATGTCCTGCAACGATGCCCACACCGACCCAACCCCGGCCCCAGGCGCCGCCTCTTCAACGACCAAATGAATGGCGCTATCCGGCGTGCCATCGGTCAATTTCATGCGCTGGTAATTGTGCGGACCGACCTCGTCGGTCGCTATCGACGTGCCGGAGCCAGCAGTAATCTGTACGTTATCTGGCATTACGAGCCCCCTGCCGGAACCGTCAAAGTGTAAGTAAATTGGATGCTGTCGCCGTTGGCGACGTTGATAGCGGCGAACGTGCGTCGATCCCAAAGCGTGCCGGAGGTCGAGGCGGAAAACAGCCCCCACTCGGTTATGGCAAGCGTCGATGTAAAGTTAAACGTCGCCACCGTCCGGTACTGCCCAGCCGTCGGCGTGCTTTGCGTGCCGCTCACCCGCGACAGGCCCGACGGCGTCTGCAGTGCCGTATCGCCGATGGCCATGGCCGTTGTGCCGGTGCCGCAGTCCTGCCAGTTGAAGGCGTTGATGCGCGCCGAAGACGCGGCCAAAAAGTCCGCAGCAAGATAGTTGGCCCCGGCAGTCGTCACCAAGCCGACCAACACGCCGGGGTCCTGCCCGGCCAGTTCGGGATTCGCCGCCGCCCACACCGCAAACGCGGCAAGCGACAAATGCGGGAGCCACTTCCGCCAGCGCTCCCATTCGCGCTCCCAATGCTTTTTCTGGCCGCCAAGGGCGATCTCTCGCGCCGAGCCGTCAGTCCTAATTACGACCGCCGCCAGTTCGGCGCGGGTTATCAATTGCTGCTCCATGATACTCCTACCTTTGCCTCACGCGAATCGTCAGGCTCCGCTCATCTGTGCGCCCGCCGCTGGTCACAATCCGATTCGTGACCGTGTAATCCGTGCCCGCCACGCCGCCGGACAGCCATACCGTCGTTACTTTCCCGGCTGAAATGCCACTGGCGGCCTGCACAAGCCCAGCCGCTACGGTCCAGGTGGACGTCGTCACGGTCTCGCCCGTTGCCAGCCAGCCGTCCGTCGCCCAGTCAAACCCGTAGTCGAGTTCGGCGGCGGGGTCCTTGATTATGACGGGGATGACCATGTGACTAGTTTACCCGACTCTCTAGCGCCGCCCTTAGTTCGAGCACCGTCACGCCGACTACCTCAACGTCGCCCAGCAACCAGAACGCCGCGCTTTCCGGGTGCGGCAGCCGGTCCACGTACTGCACCGCTTCCACCTCGCGCCCGGCCTCCCGGTAGCGAATCGCTACGCGATAGCCGGTGATGCTGGAGTCGCTTGACGCAATCCATATCTGCTGCGCCTTTTTGTCGGGAAACAGCGTCATGCCGGTAATGCGCCGCATTGCCGGGTAGTCTACGCACGTCACGCGCACGTAGCCCGTAGCGGTGTTGCGCTGCTGGCCGCAAAGGTCAGCTAGTGCTGGCAGCGCCAATGCGAATAGTAAGCCTAAGGTCTTCATAATGCCACCCATGCGCCGCTGACTCGCGCCTGCATCTGGTTATCAGTCGTGTTGTAGAGTATCATTCCGTTGGTTGCCGTCATCGCGTTGCGCTGCGTGGTTGTCATGCGCGGCACAAGCAATGCGCCGGTTGTTGACGTGATGTCGAGCGCGGTAGACGCGGCAGGAGTCTGGGTGCCGATGGCAACGTTGCCCTGAGGCGTCACCCGCAAAATTTCCGTAAACGTCGCCGAGTTCTGCCTTGCGCCGAAACACAGTATGTTGCCCGCTAGTGTGCCAATCTTCCAACCAAACCCTGAGCCCGCCGGAGACATCTTGAACTCAAGCCCTCTAGACCCATCAATCGTGGCGGCCTCAAACGGATCCTGGATCTGCAAATACCCCCGAGTAGTCGCCTCGCCTGTTCCCGCGGCGTAAGACCCGACGGTCAGCAATGTTTGCGGCAAGGTCGTGGCGATGCCCCACCGACCCGCCGTGTCAATCCGCCCGCGATCAACCTGTGAGCCGGTCTGGAATATAATCGCGTCGGTCGTGCCCACGACGCTAGTAGAGCGAAGCGTTAGCGTAGAGCCCGCCGCGCCGCCGCCAGTCACCACAGGCATAATACCCGACGCCGCCGACACGATCACATTCGACAGCGTGTACCCACCACCGTTCACATTGTCGCCCCAGGCCCGAATATCGTTGCCGAGGTTGTTAATGTCGGTGAACGACAAGGTATCGGAAGCGATGAAATTGACCCGCGACAGCCACGCCATTAGCTTGCCGCCTCGACGCGCACGAGCGCCGTTGCGTCATCGTTCATGCGGTAAGTGTCGTTGGCGTCAACCTCGTGCGACTCCAGAATCGTCTGCAGAACCATCTGCACCGTCATCTGCAGCGCCTTCTCAATGTCCTGAAGCGGCGCAATCTTCGCGCGGTTGGCGTTGATTTCCATGACGCACTGGTTGAGCCGCGCCTGCTGTTGTTTGGTGAGTTGGATCGTGTCCATAGGTCTATTATGTCGTACGAATGCCGCCGGTAAAACCGAATGTCGCCGACGTCAGGCCCGACGCGCTGCCGACTGATGTTGTGGTCGAGGAAACGTTGCTGACCAGCGTGCTGCTGTTGCGGGTAAGGCTCACCGTCGATTGCGACGCGAACTCACTGATGGTGTCCGTCGTCGTGGTAATGCTTTGCACCACGGTCTCCGTCTGTGGGTTGCTGGAGTGGTCCAGGTAGTTGAGTGTAATCGCTGAATAGCTCACGCCGGTCACCACTGACGTCGTCGAGGTGTTAACGTTGGTCACGACCGTCTGACTGGCCGGCGCGTCGAGGTAGTTGATGCTGGTCGTCGTCTGGCCCACTGAAGACACGACGGTTGAACTGCTCACGGTCAGGCCGGTCAACACGCTGGAAGACGCGGTGACGCCGGGAGTTGCGCCGATGGAGAAGGAGCCGCCGGAGATTGCGCCGGTCGCTGTAATCGCCCCAGCGGTAAGCGTAAGCCCAACGCTCCCCGACGTATTCCGTAACTGAATACTCGGCCCAGGATTCGGCCCAACGCCGTCAAATCCACTGTAAATTCGCAGGTTCTGCGAAGACGAGCCGCTTCCCGATCCATCGGAAAAAACAAGCTCATTCCGACTAACACTGCAAAACCACCCCGTCGAATTAGAGGTGCAAAAAAAACCAGCAAAGTTCGAATACGGATCGGCCCCATTAGATACCCGAGTCGTCAGCCCATTCGCGTTAAGTACCAGCGTCGCATCGTTGATCGTGACGTTCCCGCTGGAATCCGCCTTCAACTTGCCCGTGGCGAAGCTCGTGCCGCCCACTGACAACGTTTTAAACCACCCGCCCTCGTTGCCAGACTCCACGCCGATAAAGCCGATCTGTGATCCGCTCGCGTTGTAGACGCCGAACTTGCCGGGCTTCGACCCACCGCCGCCGACGCTGATTTCGGTCGCGTCCAGCTTGGCGGTTGTGACGGCGTTCGCGGCTATGGTCCCAGCGGTAACGGCGTTGGTCGCGATCTTCCCGGCGATCACAGCGTTGGCCGCGATCTCATTGGCGGTGACGGCGTTCGCGGCTAGCTTCGCGGTAACGATGGCCCCGGCGGCGATCTCGTTGGCGGTCACCGCATTCGCCGCGATCTTGGCAGTCGTGATGGCTCCGGCAATGATCTTCGGCGAGGTGACGGCGTCGGTAGCGATCTTTGTTTCGGTCACCGCCGACGTGTCTATCTTGGTGTTCGTCACCGCGCCGGTAGCGATCAAGCTGTCCGTGATGCCGCTCACGGCGACGCGCAAGTTGCCCGTGCCGTCGATGGTAATGGCCGTGCCAACCTTGACCTGCAGGAACGAGCCGTTGACCTGGAAGTTGTCCGTTGACGCCGGAAGAAACTTGCGGAGGTCCAGCGTGCCCGCTGCGCTGCCGATGTTGAGGGTGTTTTGCGGCGTCCCGGCCACTTCGGAGTTGGTCCGATTGTTGACATCGAACGACACCAGCTTGGCTGTAACCGTCGTTGCCGCCGCCGGATTCGGGATATTGACCGAGATTGGCGAGGGCGTTGCCGCCACCGACGACAACAGCGTTGCCCCGTCGTAGACGCGCAGTTCAACGCCGCCCCAGGTCACATCAGACGGCGCGGTGAATGTCGCCGTGATGCGCTGTAGCGTAGTGCCGTCAGACCCGGCCACCGTTGCCGCCGCAAACGATGCGCCGGTAACGTGAGAGGTCCATTCCGTGCCAGCCGTGCCAGCCGACGGCGGCGAAACCGCGATGGTCGCCGACGGCGTACCCACTGCCGGGTTGCGCCCGTCCGTGTTGGCGTTTGCGTTGTTATCGACGCTGACGGCGTAGAACAACCACGTCGCCGCCGCTTGCGGAAACGCCGAGAACTCTGCCGTTAGGCCGGTGCCGGTTTCCGCGCCGGTCACTTGGATTTTCTCGTTGCCAGGCAAATGCAGCCAAATCACCACGCCGCCCCATCTCGCCAGCGCCGCCGCGCCGCTTGGTTGCGCCCAAGCTAGGTCGATCAGCAGAGACTTCTGCCCTTGCCCGTTGGTAGCGTAACGGGCGTTGGTCGCCGTAAAACCGGTCACGTTGTCGGCGTAGGGCGTCAGCACCGGACGGCTAGCCAGCGGCCACGTAACAGTGGCGTTGGCTAATGGCGTCAGGCCAGAGACAATGGTGTTGATGCGCGGCTTCTCGCTCGCGTCCATAGACACAAACCAGCAACGAATGATCGACGACCCAACGAAAAGGTCGTACCAATCGCTGCGCGCCGTCGTCTCGTTGACCGCCAGCGCCGGGCCCTGCGCGCGGTTGCCGTCGGCGTATTCGTAAACGATCTGCACGCCGCCAAACTCGCGCTGCCAAGCCGCCGGAGGCGACGCTGGCGCGGTCCAGCCGAACACTAGTCTGTACTTCGGGGAGGCTACTTGCGAGTCGTCGTACTGCACGGTCACGCTTACGCCGGTCACCAACCGCGCGTACTCTTCGCCGGACTGGTAAATTGTGTCGCCGACGGTGATGGTCACGTTGGGCGTTGCGTTGGTGTTGCCTGCGCGGACGAGCTCGGCCTCAGCCGTCTCGCTGTAGCTGGCCAGGTAAAACCGTTTGGTCTCCGCCTGGGTCGGGCGCGGAATGTAGATCGTTGCGGGGCTGGTGAGATGATAGCCCCGGTCAATCGGGGCGAAGGTTCCGCCCAAGTTGCGCGTGCCGCCCAGAGTCGCGGAGGAGTTGAGTGGCACCGCCCCGCCGGTCGATTGGTCTACCGGCTCCTCCCACACGTGGACGCCGATAAAGTCGCCGAGGGGCGACGGCGCGGTGAAAAACAGCTTCACCCGCACAGTCGTCTCGTCGGCGAACTCGCTGGTCGCCGTAACGCCCGTGACGTTGTCGGGTGCTGTCGGAGTGCTGGTGCTGTTGGTGCCGCCGCTGGTGCCGCTGATGGTGGAGACCGCCCCGCCCATGCCAGCCAACGCCCGCCAGTACTCCTGCACGCCAACGATGCTCGTGCCGGTGATGGCGCGGACGCGGAAGCGCAAATACAGCCCGGCCACGTCAATCACTTGCACATCGTGGATCAGATACGACGACGACGAAACGCCGCGCGGCGTGTTGGCAATCGTCTGAATCTGGCCAGGTCGCAACGTCACGCAGAGCGGCTCAACCTGCTCGTCGGTCTCGTAGCTGATTTCGGTTACCGGGTCCTTCTTCGCTGCGATGACCTGCTGGGCCTCGGCAAGCGCCTGTAGCTGGCCCAGGTCGCGCTCCAAGAACGCCTCGTAGCGTCCGCTGCCGCCGCCCTCCTGCGTGATGGTGCCGCTGATGTCGCCCGCATCTTCCGCCGTGATCGTGTCAGCGCCCAGCGCCCGGTAAGATACCGTCAGCGTGTCAGCGCTGGTCAGCACGTCTGCGCCAGCGTCTTGGCGAATCTGCGTCGAGCCAAATTGCCAGTACCACGCCTTTTCGGTGTCCGACAGGTACTGGCCGAAGTCTACGTCTTGGTCGTTGAGGCGAATCGATACAATCTGCCCCAGTCGCCGCGACAGCGTGAAGGCCCGCGCCGTGCCGTTGCCGGTGAACGGCTCCACCAGTGCCGCCACTTGCTCAGGCGGCACGCGCGACAGCGTGGCGTTGGCCTTGTCCTCGCGGGTGCGCCGAGCCTGCAGACTGCGATAGTTTGCGCTGCTGGTGGAAATGCTGAATGGCGCGGTCGCAAACGTGCGCGGCTTAAAGTACAGCTCGCGGTCTTCGTCGATCCACCAAACAAAGTTGCACAGCGCCGCAAGCTGGCCAATGGCTTCAGATACCGTGGTGCTTGCGTCGAACGTGACCACGTCCACCACAACGCCGTCATCGACGTTCGTGCTGCCGATGCCTTCGTTGGATGCAAAGTTGGTGATAAGGTCTTTGACGATCAGCCCAGCGCGCCCGGTCACGAGCACTTGATCCAGCGTGCCAGTGTCGGTGATGTCCACCGCCCCGCCGCCAGAGCTTAGCGACAGTTGCAGCGTGGTCGCGCCAGCGTTGACAACAAAGTACTCTGTGGTGCCGCTTAATCCGCCGCAAATGGCCCCCTGTGCGTGCGCCTTGACTCGGACCTTGTCACCGTTCACCCTGCCATGCGCGGACGCCGTGGTAAGCGTATTCGTGCTGGCGTCGGCAGTGTACACGAAGCTACCGTCGTAGTGCGCGGGTAGCGCCGTGGATGGATTGAAGCACCGCCGCCGGTCAAGCCGCTGCTCCCAAGTAATGCCCGAAATCTCATAATAGGCGCCTGGCGCCGCGCCTGCTTCGGTAATCGAGACTTCCGACACCTCGTCGATGCTGCCCGCCCAGAGCTTCGTGCCGCCGGTCCAGATTTCGACCAATTGGCCCTGTTGTGGCCGATATGCGCCGCTCGTGGATACCACCCGACAGCCAAAGGTCGCCCGGTTGCCCAGAGTCGCCGACAGCGAAAGCGTGTACGGCACAATTTCGCGGATGGATCCGCCGATGTAAACGTCGATGCTCACCTGGGAATCACTCCGAGCAGTTTCAATTCACGGGTCAATGCGTCGAGTAGCTGGCGCGTGTCGCCGGTCGTGCTGATGTTGATGGTTACCGCACCGCCGCCGCCAGCCAAGCCCATCTGGCGCGTCTCCATGCGGATCAGCGAGTCCCAAATATCTTTCAGCTTCGGCAGGTACTCATTGTTTTTTTCGAGCAGGTGTAGCAGGTGGATCTGTGAGTAGCGGACTTCCTTCTCGATAAGATCCAGCGTCTTGTTCATGGCCGAAAACTGGAAGTTCCCAATGATGCCGCTGATGGCCGAGGCTACCCCAGCCACCGCGCCTACAATCGCCGTTGCGCCGCCGGACGCTGCCGCTGCCGCTCCACCGACAGCCGTAGACGCGCCGCCAGCCACGCCCGGAACCGCAGCGCCCGCTGCGCTTGCCGCGCCACCCACAACGCCGGGGATGGCCGACGTAGCCGCCTTCGCCGTGCCGCCAAACAACCCGCCGATGGCCCCGGCTACGCCGCCGAGATTGGATAAAAGCCCGCCGAGAGCGGCGATCACTTTGTTGATGCCGTTCTCGATCACTGTGCGAATAAGCGACTTCGCTATCTGCTTGCCGAGTTCCTCGAACTTCTGGCCCACCTTGCCGCCGCTTACCATTATGTCGGCAAGGCCGCGCGACAGGTCAGTGACGATGGTCGACACCTGCCGGGAGATGGCCTGCTGCGTCTTTTTCCAGTCGCTCGCCACGTCGCGGGACAAAATCTTGATCATCTCCGCGCCACGCTTGGCGGAGCGGGCCTGCTCTGCCGCCCGCAATGCATCATCATTCCGACGCGGCTCACCAGTCATGATGAGCTGCCCCAGCTCCAGCCCACGCGCAGACGATGCGGCCATCTGGATATCGCCAATGGCCATCATGGCCCGCTCACGCGCAAAGTCAAACGAATCGGCGACCTCTAGTGTCTTCGGGCGGATCGCGCCGAGGCCGTCGATCAGCTTTAGGTATTCTTGGCCTAGCGCTTCAGTGGCGCGTTGTAGGTCGACAGATGATACCTTGCCCTGCTCGTAGGCGACCTGGATACGCTCGACCGCCGTCCGGGCGAGCACAAACGAACCAATCACGTCGGTGGTATTGACCACGCCAAGCCGCTCAAAGCTGTTTGCGAGTTGATCCACAACCGGCTTGAGCTTTGTCTTTTTGTCGGCAAGCTCCATGGCCGCTTTGGCCCCAGCCAAATATTGATCTACCAGTTTTTCGGCGTCGGTTTTCGCATTCGCCATCGGCTTGGCGTTTTTTTGCAATTCGTGCTGGATCAAAATCAAGCCTTTATTGAACTCATCCAGCCCAATCTTGCCGCTGCGGTACTTGGCCTCTAGCTCGCCGACTGCCTTTGACTTTCCGCGAAGATGCTTAACAAGGTTTTCCGTGGAATTGCTATAGATCAGATTGCTTTGATTGAGGTTTTGTTCAGCAGCATATAGATCATAATGGGCAGCGATCAAAACACCAATGCCGACGACGGCAGCAGCCGCAGCAGCCGAAAACACGCCGAGCGCAATCGCTGCCTGAGTTGTGCCAGCCGCCACTCCGGCCATGGCCAGTACTTGTGCGCCAAGCGCAGAGCCAAAAGCCCCTATCGCGCCGATCGCCGCGACAATCAAGGTCCGCAGCTTAAACAGTCCGGCCATGACCGCGCCAAGTTTTTCTATGACGCTGCCCAAAACAAATATTGCGGCAGGAATGGCAGCGCCAAACGCAACCACCTCAACCGTAGCCTTCTTCGTGCTGTCCGACAGGCCGTTAAAACCAATTGCCAAGTTCTTCGCGCTTTCAACTGCCGGATTGATAAAGTCTGCCAGCACCATCTTGCCGATTGGCAGCAAAGCCTTGCCAAGCTCTGCCGCTGTTTGGGCCGTTGCTTCTTGCAGATTCGCAAATGCAGTCTTAGCCCCCGCCGTTGCCCTCTCGCTCTTCCCAAGCTCGGCAGTGATAATTTGAATAAACTGCTGGGAGCTAATCCCCATCTTCTCAAAGACCTTAGCTGGATCACCAAGCGCCGCTGCGCCAAACTTTTCCTTGATAATCGCCGCGATCTGCGGAATACGCTCAATAATGGGGTCAAGGTTCTCTTTCGTCACCTTTCCCACCGCGCCTAGCTGCGAAAGCTGCTTGATGACCTCGCTAAAATCTTCCTTGCCGCCACCAACCACGGCCAGGGCGTTCCCCAGCTCCATCATGATTCGACGCGATTCATCGGCGCTGTTGCCGAGTACCTGCAGCCTGATTGAGCCCTTAACGGCGTCTTCCAGATTCAGGCCGGGTAGCTTTGCCACCTGTTTCAGCCGCTCCATTTCCTCGGCGGCCGCCTTGGTGGACTTCATGGTAGCGGCCAAGCCGTTCCCCAGCGATTCCATCTTGGCAGCAGCGGCCAAAGCCCCAGCCGCCACCCCTGCCAGTGGCGCAGTTATGCCAATCGACAACGCCTGCCCGGCCTGAGCCACGTCGGCCCCAAACCGCTTGATTTTATTCAGGCTGGCATTGACCTTCTTATCAAAATCGTCGGTGCTGGCCCCGATGCGGACAATCAGGTTGCTGAGTACGGGCATTAGCGGCGACCTCGCGCCTTAGCCGCCGCTTCTTTCGATGCCTTTTCTTGCTCCTGGTGCTTCATCTCCAGATACGCTCCCCATTCGGAAAACTCGCTCGATGACATCGTCGCCAGCAACTTACCCACTGTCATGTGCAAATGCTCGGCGAGCGCAAACGCAAACTTGCGCTCGCCGGTTAGTTTTTTGCCGCTTCAGCCGCCGCGTTCTCGGTCAGGCCGGAGATGCGGCAGATTTCCGTAACCACGCGGTCGATGACGCTGCCGGACATGCCCAGCAGCGCGTCCTGATGGGCCTGCTCGAATACAGGCTTGCCCGTCTCGGGGTCGAAGGCCGATGCGATCAGCAACCGCACCATGGCCAGCGCCGGGGTTTTCTTGGCGTCTTCGCCGAAACGGATGCGTTGGCCAGCGTCCATCTCGGTAATTCCAATCTTCGCGTCCCACTCGGGCACGTCGATTACTTCGGTCTTGAGTTGCACCGCTAAAATGCGGTCAGCAAGGGTTTTCATACTAGTAGTCTACAATTCCAATCGTCGAGAAAGATACGTTCTCACGGATGATCTCGTTTTCGCCGACGCTGATTCCCACGGACGATTGCGACGCGCCAAAGCGCCAACGGACGGTGTTGTTAAAGTCGGCGTACAGGTCGATAACGTAATAGCTGTTGGCGTTGGTCACAAAGTACGCGTCGTCATAGAAGCGGCCAAACGTACACGTGCCCTCACGCTGCACCACGGCCCGCGACTTCCAGGCGTCGCCGAACACTTGGACCTCTTCAAGCGTCGGAGTGATATCGAGTGTCCAGTCGGTGCCCTGCGCCGCCTTCGACAGCGTCAGGAACGAGCCGGTCACCGTGATCGCGCCAGTCGGCGTGTAGTTCGAAAAAACAATCTTTCCATTGCCCCAAGCCACCTGATAAAGCGCCGGGGAAACAGGCGTGACGCCGTCGAGAACGGTCAGCGAGGCGTTGGGATTAACCGCGCGGCGGGCGGCCAGCGTAATCTGGTAGACGCCGCCGCCTAGCGCGGTCGTCGCCTGTCCGGTCATGCCGGTGCCCGCCCCAGTAGCAAGGTGAATATCTGCGTTGCGGCCTGCGAGAACTGCCATGATGGCCTCCTAAGTCTAGGTGTACGTCAGTGCGCCGCTGCCGGTCAGTGTGTAACTAACGGTAACCAGCCCGTTCTCGCTGGCGTTCAGGCTCGCCTGCACAAAACAAGTTCCAGAGTAGTAATTCGTGGCATTGATGTAGAATCGCGCCGCGAAGTTCGTGCCGCCAAGAAGCGCCGTGTTCAAAGCGACGTGGCCGTTGGTGTCCGTGTTGTCGAAGCGGCCACTGGCCGTCCCGGTGAACTCGCGGATGGTGGCGGTCCTTTCCTTCCAGCCGTCGCCGAAAGACTGCGTCTCTTCGAGGCCGGTGGAGACATCCAGGGTCCAAGTGTCCATCTCAAGCACCACATTGGTGCCGATGCGAAACCCGCCTGCATTGCCCACTAAAATTGCCATGGTTGGTTCTCCTTAAACGTCGTGAATGATGTCAAACTCCACGACCGTTGCGTACAGTTTCTTGTCGGTTTCGAGCGCGTCCTCGTACTCGTTTCTGCGCCCGTTGAGGTGTGTGCTGCGAACTGTAAGGCCGCTGGCCGTGGTGATGGCCGCTTCCTGGCCCATGATGGCGGTGTAGACGATGTCGGCCAAGTCGTCGCTGGCCTTGCCGTTGCCCTGCGCCATGCAGTAGAAATTGACCGGCCGGCGTGTTGCCGTCGGGACAGCCCCGATGCTGTGAAACTGCTGGTCGTCGATCATCTCGACGACGACGCACGGGTACTTAGTGGCCCGGCCTTGGTCGGCGTGCGCGTCGTATACCCGCGTGCCCACCAGCGCCGTTACTGCCGCTTGCGTCTGCAGGTACTTGTATAAAGCCTGATAAAGCCTCATGCGGCCCTCGCAATCGCCTCAAAGGCGGCCTTGGCGCGGACCTCGATGAGCCGCTTGATCTGCAGGCGCTTGGCCTTAATCGAGTCGCGGAAGAACCTGCTTGGCCGGGCGCCGGGGTGCTGAATCTTGGTGCGGACCTGGTCGCCGAGCCGCGCCAGCCAGCCGAACGCCGCGCCGCGAATCCGCATCTTCTTGCCCTTGATCGTGTGCGCCTTTGTGCCAAACTCGACCATGTAGGCGTGCGGCGCAAGGTTTTTCAGCGTAAACGTGTAGGCCTGCAAAAAGTTCTTATGCTGGCGGCCTTTGGCCGACTTGATCGACTCTTTCAAATCGCCCGGATTGTAGATGCCGCGGAAGCGATGCGTCGCGTACGGCGCAACCGGCGCTCGGCGCTCAACCTCATCTTCAAGCATTCGCGCGCCCTGCAGGATCGCGTCCTGCAGCGCTGGGCCTTCGGCTGTAGCCATGAGCTTCTTGAAGTGCTGCGTCAGTTCGTCCAGCCCCTCGACTCTGATATTCCGCGCGCGTGCCATTAGATAAGCACCTCTAACGCCTGCATCACGAGCATTTCGTTGCGCTCGTCGGGATTCAAGATTGTGCGGATGTTGAAGTAACGGACCTTGCTTGTCTTCTGGTCCACATACTTCACGCGCATGTCTGGCTTCAAATCTTCGATGTACCGTAGCCGGATCGTGTGAGTAAGGTCGGCCATGACCTGCCGCGCCGCGAAAAACTCGCGCCCGTTGCCGGTCTCGATACTGGCCCAGGTCGTCGCGTACTCGGTCCATGTGTCGGTGCGGTCGCCGTTTGCGTCCACGGCAATCGTCGGCTCTTGGATGATAATTAGGTGTTTCAACGCGCCTGCCCTCATAACCACACCCGGAACGGCGCAATCAGCGCCGAGACTGCGAACGGTAGTTCTTTTTCTTCAATCGCGTGTGCCGTCCCGATGATGACGGCTTCCCGATGCTCATAAAAATGCGCCGCCAACATGCGAATGGCCTGGCGCAGTTGGTGCGGTACCTGCGTCGGCAGACCGTACCCACACGTAAACTGCACTTCGATTGGGTCCGTGTTGCGGAGCGTGTCCGTCGGCCAGTCTTTCTGGTATTCCAGGACGATGGCTCCCGGTGTCCGCGCCGTCGATACGCCGTACTCGGTCGCCGCAAAAGTGCGCTGTACGCCAGTCGAGTCGGTGTACTTGACGTGCGCGACCGACACCAGCGGCGAGTACGGCAGGTGGATAATGCCGCTGCCTGGAAAGCAGTCCAGCAAAAGCTTCCAGGTCTGCGTCAGGCAGCGGCGATTGGTGATCGTTTCGATATGGTGGGTTGCGGCAAAGAGATACGGCTCCAGCTGCTCTAGCGGCTGGCCCATGGCGCGGGAGTGCGCTTCAAGGTCAGCCGCTTCAAGCGGGTAGCCGGTCGGGCCGGTCACGAGCTGGAGACGTAGGTCCATGAATTAGACAATCTCGGTTGCGGTAGCAGATCCGCCGAAGCGCGGGCCAGCTAGGGCGATGGCGATGCCGCCGAGAACAGGCGAATCGACAACCTCGACGCACTTCAGACGGACGCAATGGTAGCCGCTGGCGACCAGCTCTTCGACGTTAACCTGAATGGCGTAAATCTGGCTGCTCCCGGCCGTCGTCGTAAAGCCAGCCGCAGCGCGAGCCGTCATGGCTCCCTGAAGGTCCGTCGAAGTGATGGACTTGCTGAGAAAGCCCACAGCGCTGGTGTTGGTCGGCACAAAGTCGTCACAGGCCTCGACAGTTATAGTCGCAGTGCCAGTTGTGCCGACGCCCTTGTAAACCAAAAAAATGGCGCTTTCAAAGTTTTCAAGACTGACTACGTCCGAGGTCACCGTGCCGCTAAAAGCGTCGGCCACCGGATCGAGTCCCTTGACGAAGTGCAGATTGTTGAGTAATTCGTAACGAGGCATGTTGGGTCTCCTTAGCGCGGGCGACTTGCGCCGCCCGCTCCGGTGTTAGTGGTTAGGCGCGGGCCGCAGTCGTCACAAACGGCGACAGGGTGTTGGAGCCTTTGAACGGGGTGATCGGCTGTTTGACGGACGACTGGCCGTTGGCGTCGAACGACCATTTGAACGTCATTTCGTCGAAAATGAACCGAACGTGCATGGACTGCGCGGCGCGAAGGCCGCCCTGGGTGATCATCACGTACTTGGACATGTTGGCCAGTACGATATCCCCGGCGTCGCCGAGCGTTTCGGCCTGCTCAACAACAATCACCGGGAAACCAAAAAAGGTGCCGTACTGCATGGACCCAACTGCGCTGTTGTTCGGCAAAAACACCGGCTGAGTCCCTACGGTCAGCAGCGGAAATTGGCCGATAGTGTCGGGGTTGCAAAACCATGCGATGCGGTCGCCTGGGTCGCGCAGGAGGCGAGAAAGCATGGCCGTAGCGTTTTCGATCACGAATGTGTCGGCGGTCTGGCCGGACTTCTTGGCGACTTCGACCAACAGCCGAGAGCCGTAATTCTGCACGCTAAAACCGAGGGGCATACCGGCACCGTTGCCGCGCCAGATAGCGTCATCCAGTTTAAAGGCGATCTCCGAGGCAAAAGCGTTTTCAAGCACAGCACCCATGGCCGGGGCATTGCGAAGCAACCGCTCGGTGGCATAATGCAGACACTTCAGCGATTCGAGCCGCAGTTCGTGACGCGACAGCTTGGGCTTGGTGGCCGTCGGCGCGTCGGCCTCACCGGTCCAGTAGGCCTGTACTCCGCCCCAGCGCGAGCCATTGGCTCGGCTGGTCTCGTCGATGTACGGCAGTTCGATGGAGTCAGACCCTTCGCCCATGGGGATTTCGTTCACCAGCGGAAAGATCCGCGCCGTTTCGCGGGCGCGCTGTAGCAGCACGTCGGAAAACTGCGTCGCGATGGCAAAGCCGCCGTCGGCCGGAATGCTGGCCGAGGACCCAGTGGCGGTCAGCGTCTCAAAGAGTCGCTTGTCGACTTTCCCGCCGAGCCCCTGAAACGAGCCAGCGGGGGACTGCGCAAAAGCAATGGCCTGCAGGTTCTCGCCGAAGCTGGCCCAGGGCCGCTTCGCTTCGTTGTCGCTGGTAACGCGAGCAGGCTCACGGGTCACGTTGCTCTTGGCGCGCGCTTCCAGCGCCTCGACCGCCGCCAACTGCTCGCGGACGGAGTTCAGTTCGGCTGCTTTGGCGTCCACGGTAGCAAGATGCGCGACCGGGTCGGCGGCGACCGCAGAGGCCGCCAGTAATGCGCTGTAGTCGTTTTCCAGCGCGGAGACGGAGGAGAGTAGTTCTCGTTTCGTCATGTGTGCTCCTTATTTGCCCAGCACCCGCCAACGCCGCTCTCGCAGCGCCAACTCGTGCCGGGCGTGGTGTTCAGCCGCGCTGGGCGCGGAAGAAATTCGTTTAGCCGCCGAAACGCTGGCCGACAAAAACTTGGCTCCGGGGTCCGCCCCGATGGGAACGATGGAGATTTCAAACGGCCTCCACTTGCTCGCCAGCAGGTGTGGCCGCTTGACCGTCGAATCCGGCGCCTGGGTCATTTCAACGATCTGAACGCCCATCGACACGCTGGTAAGAATGCCGTCCTCGATGTCTTGCCAGACCGGCGCAACATCTTCCCGGTCGCTGAACCGCAGCGTCGCCTCGTAACCGCGACGGGTGCGCCGTGGGCTTTCCACCACGCCAAGGACATACTCGACTTCTTCCTTCTGGTGGCCGTCGAGAACAGGCTTGCCCGCCAACTGCGTCAGGTCGCCGCCGTCCATGGCAAACGACAGGTCGTAGAGGTCGCCGGACCACATGTCGACGCGCTCGACCTTCGCGCCGCTATAAAACAGCACGTCACGCTTGCGCTTGCCGGGAAGTTCGACCTTATCGCCCTCCTCCGGCATTTGGAGCAACTCGGCAGGCCGCAGCGAAGACAGGAGCGATTGCGGCGTCTGCAGCAATAGCTGCTGTGCTTGGTCTACATTCATTGCTGACCCCCTTGAAACGCTCCGGCCTGCGCGACCGGCACCATGGCACCCTGCACCAGATACAGCTCGCCACCGTCGTATGGGTTCATGTTCTCTTTGCTCCGGATCTCGTTAGCGTTCAGCGCGCCAATGTTCCGCATGGCCGAGTAGTAGCTGGCGCGACTGGCCGCGTCACCCCGCAGCAAGGCGTCCATGTTGAACTCGGCGTAATAGTTCGAGGCCTCGCGCGGGCCAAACAGTTGCAGGTTGATCCGCTTCTCAATTCGGGTCAGCCAGGGCCGGATAGTGTGCGTGGCAAAGTCGATGCCCTGGTGCTCGATGTTGTTGTTGGTGCTGCGCGTCAAGTCCTGGATCATGTGCGGCGGCACGCGGAAGATGGAGCAGATGTCGGCCTTCTGATACTGGCGCAACTCCAAAAACTGCATGTCGCGGTGGTTGATGGCGACGGTCTTAATTTCCGCGCCCTGCTCAAGCACGCCAATTTTCCCGGCGTTGCGAACGCCGCCGTAAGACTCCATCAGCCACGTCTGCAGGTTCTTCCGCGCCTCGTTGCTCAACGCTTGCGGCACGGTCATGTAGGCGGGCGGGGTCGCGTTGTTCTTGAAGAAGTTGGCCCCGTACCCTTCGGCGTCTTGCGTCATGCTCAAGGCCTGCGCCATGTAGCCGACGGGCGAGTAGCCAGTCAAGCTGTCTTCGCCGTCGTAGCCCAAACCGGGGATGTGCAGGATGTCCGAGGCCGTGTACATGCTCTGCCCATAGTGGTAGACCATGACGCCGGTTTCCGGGTCGCGGAACACGCGCATGGACGACGGCGACAGCGGCGTAAGCTGCGTAACGTCGCCGCGCTGGTTGGTCTGGATCCGCGCGTAAAAGTTGCCAGACAGACACAGGCACTTCGCGGCCAACTCCCAAAACTCAAACGCCGTCATGTCCGCATTCGGGGAGTCGTGCAGCAGGTAATACAGCGGGTGGTTGCGGTCCAGTTCGCGGCCATCTCGGCCACGCCGGTAGATCCCTAGCGGCAGGCTGCCAATGGTCTCGGCAATTACGCGCACGCACGCCCAGACAGCAGTGATACGCATGGCCGACTCGCTCGACACAAAATACTTCGAACCAGACACAGGCCGATACCAGAAGTCGTTATCTGGTGGCGGCGTTGCGCCGAGCTTGACCATGAGTCGCCCAAAAAGGTTCATGCCGTATCACGTCCTTACTGCATCGTGCTATCAGCGTAGCACAATTTTTTCGCAGCGTGATACCGCAGTAGCACGCAAGGCTTTTTTCGTGCTACCAGCCGAGAGTGACCGGCAGCATGTCCTCGTATACGCTGCGCTCCTTCGGCTTGGCGCTGGTGCTGATTCCAGTTGCCATGACGCACGCGATGACTAGGTCGTTGCGGGTCGTTTCGCGATGGCGGTCTGGATGCACCGGCTTGATGTTGCCCGCCAAGTCGCTGGCGATCTCGCAGCATTCGATGTTCCATCGCAAAACCGGCGAGCCGTCGTGGACTAGCTGCCGCTCGTGGACTAGCTGCTCGAAGCGTTTGGCGGCTGGCGACATTGACACGTAACCCTGCCCGAACTCGACAACAGATATACCCGCGTCCTGTAGTTGCTGCGCCGTGTCGCGCGCCCCGTAACGGTCATAAGCAATGGCCTGGATGTTGTACTCTTCGGCCAGCTTCGTGATATGCGCCACCACGTACCGCCAGTCCACGGTGTTGCCGGGCATGGTCTCGATGTGGCCGCCCTGAGCCCACTGGACGTAAGGCACGCCGTCGGTTGCGGTCTTCTCGGCCAGCATCTTGCTTGGCAAGTAAGCCCAGGCCCGGTAGTAGACTTTGCCCTGATATGGCCAGCACAGTGCAAATGCGGTCAAGTCGCGCACAGCGGCAAGGTCCAGTCCGCCGTAGCACGGCACGCCGGCCAGATCTGGGAACTCGTCAAAACACTGGTCCCAGTCGCGGAGCGGTATCCATGTCGTCGTGGCGCTCGTCCACTGGTTCAAGTACAAGCGCCGGAATGTGTTCTGCTTCTCGGGCCGGGCCAACGCCTGCCGAAACTCTTCTTGGTAGTCGCGGATATCATGCAGCACGCCGAGCGTCGGCAGGGCCATCGGCCACAAGCTCTGGTCGGTCCAGTCGGCGTCGATAGGCACTTCGTAAATCAGGGGAAAGTAGCTTTCGTCCTGGATTTCGCCCGATGCCACGCGCTTGGCGTACTGATACTCTCGATAGCAGATGGATTCCTGGTTGCTGCCCGCAGTCGTGATCGTCACCCATAGCGGGTTGCGACGCGACTTTGATCCGGTGGTAAGCGCGTCGTAAAGCTCCTGCTCGGCAATGCCCCAGGCGTGCAATTCGTCAAAGACCACCAACGATGGGTTATAGCCGTGCTTCCCCGCGCCGTCGCTGCTCAGGGCGCGGATGATCGAGCCAGACTCGTTGTGCCGGATCAGCTTGCGAGACTCGGTGATCGTCACCAGCGGGAGCAGGTCCTCCGATGCGCGGATCATGTCGGCGACGGCGTCGAAACAGATGCTCGCCTGGTCGCGGTCCTTCGCGGCCATATAAATCTCTTGCTTTTTTTCCTGACTCAGAAAAAACTCGGCCACGACCAACGCGGCTACGGTTTGGGTTTTGGCTTGCTTGCGCCCCATCGACGCAAAGGCCTTCCGGTACAGGCGGCGACCGTCTGGCCGCTTCCAGCCGAGCAGGTTGGCGATCAGTTTCCTGCTGTGCGGCAGTAGCTCAAATGGCTCTGGACCGCCGGAGCGGGTGGCTTTGGTCAGCGTAAGGCCGCCGATGAGCGTCTCGGCCATTTGCACCGCGCTCAGGTCAAACCAGTTGCCGTTACTGGTGCTTTGCTTTGGCAAGTTCGAGCACCTTGGCAAGCGCCGTCTTGGCGACCGGCTTTTCGACGTCGCGGATCCCGGCGCGGCCACGGCTTCTGGGGCCAATGCACAGTTGGCCGCGCAATTCCTCCATTTGCCGCGTTAATGCAAGCCAGACGCGGTCGTCTGCTGCTGATTCGCGTCGATACGTCGCTGAGGCGAGGTCAGCGTACAGCGGGGCGTCGGCCTGGCGCATGGGAACGCCAGCGGCGCGATTGTCTTCGACGAGTTGCCGGAAGATGTCGACTTCTTCGGGGCACAGGTTGGCCGGCGGGGCGATGGATTCCTGGATGATCGGGCCCGGCTTCGGCGGCGGGTTTTTGGGTATCGGTCCTCGTAGTCCCATAATTCCAAGTTATACCACTATAAACGTATC